GATTGCCACGGCCTGCTTCTCACCGGCGTCGAAGTTGCCCCACACGCCCATAAGGTCCTCGATGATGTCGCCCATGTCTCGGAGCGAGCCGTTGGTGTCGAGGACCTGGACGCCTACTTTCTCAAGCGTCGACGAGAACTCGCCGAGCGTAGTCCCGTCTTCGAGGGTTTCGCCCAGCTTGAGGTCGCCGAGGCGCGAGTAGATTGTCTTTACTGCGGTGTTCCCCCCGGTTCGCAGGTCCGGGAGCGCCGCTTACTCAAGGCGGCTGCTCGTGCTTTCACACGAGAACAGACTATCTCTTAGCCACAAAAAACATGGCAAAAGCCGTTTCCGGTGCCCTATGCTTGCACCGTACTCCCCTTAGCGGGGATAGTCGTTGAACCAAAGAACGGAAGAACCTCAAGGTTTTTGAAAGCCTTGCCGAAATACTTGACCTCGTAAAGCGGAACGCCTCGCTCTTTGCAATATTCCCGCTTACGCTCGTCAAGCTCCAACCTGTGCCGAAATGCCTCCTCGCCACCCCAGCGGGAGACCGAACTGTAGTGCTGCTCGCCCTGTACCTCTATGAAGTACTGCAAGTTGCCGTCGCCGTCGTACACACCGAAGTCGAACCGCTGCCTTCCAAGCTCGGGTACGTTCACCTGCTCCTTGAACTCGATTCCGCGCTCCAAGAGCATCTTCGCTATGGCCTTCTCGCCAAGAGACGTCCTGCGGTCGCACTTGGGGCACCCGGACGAGCCTATCAGGCAGTCGAACTTCTGTTGGAATATCTGGTTGCACTTCATGCAGCGGTACGTGCATCTCTCGTGGCGGCCGTTGTAGTTGAGCAGCTTTATCTGTCCCAAGAACAGCTCGTCCAAAACGCCCTGTGCGTGCTCGAACGTGCTCGACAGGCGTTTACCTTTTGTCTTGCAAAACTTGCATGCAGAAGGGGCCACAAAAAACTGCTGTACGTTCTTCTCAAAGCTGTTTCCACAAACTAGGTGTTTGACGACGATGCGCTCGCTTGAAAGCTTTTTGACAAGCTCGAACTCGTCGCTCTCATCAAGCCACTTCTTCACCTTGTCAAACTTCTTAGCGTCGCGGTTCTCGCAACACCTGAAGCCGGATATCGCCCGCCACCCCTTTTGATAATGGTGGATTTTTCCGCAAGCGAGACACTTCACGTCCACTGGCTTGCTTATCGCGGTGTAGTTTCTAATCTCGACGTGGCAGTCGGGGTGGGCCACGTCGAACCGGCGGCAAAACTCTTCTTTGGTCATCTTTTCGGCCATGGTCGGTTCTTCCCTCTCGTCTTTGGTGCTGATTGCCCATTTTCGGCCGTTTAGGGGGCATGCCCTTGCGGTCATCCGTCTACTTGTTTCTGCTTTCGCTCCCGTTTCGCGAAGGTGTAAGAGGTTTCCTTCGCCGGGCAAGGCGGCTTTAGGGTTTTCCAGCTTTCAAGCTTTCTTTATGCACTAACATTTCGTGCATTTCCGGTTACCTCTGGGGTCTCGCGGGTAACCGATATGATTGTCGACATCTGCGATATGAGCTGGTCTGTCGTCACTCCCAGCGTGCTCGCGACGGACGCGACGCGGCTGGCCGCAGTCATCAGCTCCTCGGTGTCGGACGCCGTGTGCGCCGCCACCTGGGTTATCTTGTCGAGGACACCCTCGACCTCGTCCAGGCTCAGGCCGAAGCCGTTCACGAAGGCGGTGATTTGCTCAGACACCTCGGCGGTCGTCTGGCCCGTTGTGTTCGCAACCTTCAGGGTAAGCTCGGCCAGCTGGTTGGCGTCTTCGAGGTCGTAGCCCTGCTGCGCGTAGATTAGCGAGGCGTTCGTGTAGGCCGTGGTGGTCTGTCCAAGGGCCTGCGCCGCCTCGTTCGCGTAGAGGGCGAACTCCTTCATGTCCTCGACCGTGTAGTCGGACACGATTCGGATGTTCGTGAGCGACGTGTCGAGCTCGTGCAGGTAGTCTACCGCCTCGCGTATCGAGTTCGTTATCGCGTTGTAGGCGGAGGTCACCAGGTTGAGCGTGGTGACGTGACCGGCGAACGAGTTGAATATCGTGTCGACCGACTTCTTGACGCCGGTCACCTGCGTCTGCAGGGTTCCGACCGCGGTGATTACCTTGTAGAAGGCGTTGGTCCCCGAGGTTCCCGCCGCCTCGAAGCTCTTCTGGAGGTTTGTAACCCCGATGTTGTTGAGCTTCTGGGTCAGCGTCGACGTGTCAACCCTGCCGATACCTGTGTTTATGGAAGAAGATATCGAGTTCGCAAGCTCGTCTGCCTGCCGCATCGTCGTCTGGACGGCGTCGCTTCCCAGAAGGCCGTTCCTGCCCATCTGGTTTATCTTGGTCTGCAACGTGTCCAGGCCGGACGAAAGCTCCTTTATCACCTTCTGCCCGGTGCCGCTCGAAAAGTTCAGCTTGTAATCGATTATGTTCGTAAACTTTTGAGTGGTGCTAGCCATAACCCTCCTTATGCCTCCAACGGTGCTTTATACGAAAAGGACCCCACTTCATTTCAAAAGCAGGGTCCGTTTTGCGCTGTGTGAGGGCCGGGAAACTTTAATCTTGCTTGGTCGCGGGCGACATGCCCCACTTCTTGGCGATGTCGAGGACCTGCTTCACGCCGTCCTCCTCGACGCCTTCCGCCAAACCGGCGACGACGCGCCTGATTGCCGAGTCGAGCTTGCCGTCTAGGCCCGAGAGCGCACCCCGTGCGGAGTTGGCGTACGCGGCGTAGTCTTCGAACGCCGAGGTCGCGTCTTCCCAAAGGGACTTTATCTCCTGGGAGTTCTCGCTGGCGACGATGTACTTGGTATATTCCTCGTCCTCGACCACCTTGTCGTACGCCTCAAGGACTGTGACGTCGTCGAGGCCCTCCGCTCCGTCCGGCTTCACCTTGAGGAGGTACAGGCCGACCTCGACGGCCTTGCCGAACAGGTAGCGGCTTGCGCCGTACTCCGTCTCGCAAAGCCCGAGGGCGAACGATATTACCTGCCACTCTTCGGAACTTGTCATCGCGTCTCCTTTTGTCTCTCTTCTACCTTCCGCCCATTATCGCGGAGGTCAGGTCTACCCTTATGTTGGTGCTGTACAGCATCCCGACTATCGTCGGGTACGCCCTCTCGGAACGCTTGTAGGCGGACTCGACGTCTGCCTTTGGGGGCGGCTCCCACCAGTTGGCTTCCATGTACTCGTCCCTCGTGGAGTTCGCCAAGGTCGCCGCAGACGAGTTTTGGTCGGTAAGCGCCTTCTCTATCACCGATGAGACGAGCGAGAGCTTGCCTCCCGAAACGACGTACAGGCGCTTGCCGGAAGCCGCGGAAGACGCGGCCGTGCTTGCCAGCGCCGCCATGACTATCCACTGCTTGAGCTGCTCCCAGTCGTTCTCCATCTCGGTGTAAAACTCCTCGTCGTCCTCGTCGTATCGCGGGTGTCCCGACAGGAACTGGACGAGTCCGGTCTTGAAAACCTCGCCCATCTTCATGCGGTCGAAGAGGAGCTGGCCTATGGTGACGTCCGAGCCGTCTCCAAGGTACCCAGAAGCGGAGTCTAGGTTTGCGAGCTTGGGTTCCGAACCTACGGCTGCGTCGAAGCTTATAACCGCGCGTGCGCCCGTCGTCGAGAAGGTCACGCCGGGGTTCTCGGTCGCGGCAACCGTTCCGGCAACGGAGCTTTGCTTCGTCTGCGCCTGCTTTTGGAGGTTTTTGTCGACTTTTATTGTAACACACGACGACTTGGAGTTCAAACCGATTGCCGCGGTGACGGCGTTCACCATCCCGACGGCTTTCTCCTGGGACTCGGCCCGGCCGAGTGCGGCGACGTTTGGCATTATGGCCTCGTCGGTCTTCTTTATCATCTCGGAGACGGTCCCCGAAAGCCTGTCAAGGGGTTCGGTTGACGTGCTTGACTGTTGGGAGCTTATCGGCGAGCACGCCGACAGGAGGTTCTGGTAGTGCTGCTCCAGGTCCTCTGCGCGGAACCGGTAGTCCGAAACCTCTATCACCTTGCCCTCGTTGGCGGCCAGGAGCCGGTCCACTATCGACGAGGCGAAGTTCGCGGTGTCGCCGTAGACTTTGCCGGAGCCTGCCGTCTCTATCAGGATGTCCTCCTCGTACGCCTTCAGGATTGCGTCGGTGACCGAGCCTGCCGACGAGAGGTTCATCTTCCTGAGCGCGTTCGTCTCTATCTGAGAGCACAGGGACTTAATCCAGGAGTCGGTCTCGGCAACCTTCGACGCGCTGAACTCCTGGGTGTAGCTTGACGTGTTCACGTCTCTGCTCAAAGAGTTCCCTGCGGGCGTCAGCGCGTCGCCAAGCCCGTCCCCGGTGGTACCGGCCGCAAAGGCGCGGTCGAGCGCCAGCCTGTTGTACGACGTCCCCTCCCTCGGCTGCGAGCCGACGTTCGCAAAGAACTTGTCGAGCTGTTCCACGGCGTCGGTCTGTACCGCGTCGTAGAGTTCCGAGAAGGTCATGTACTCGTTGTTCCTGTACCAGTAGTGCAGGTAGTCAGCCACGTTGCCTCCTCACGGAAAACAAAAAAAAAGGAGGACGGGCGAAAAGCCCGCCCTCCGGAAAGGTTACTTGAAGACGAGACGCGAGAAGTCGAAGGTGTAGTTGGTCACCTTGTCGCCGTCCGCGCTCTTCAGCTGGAAGAAGGCGATGGGCGCGTCGGGGTGGACGGCGAACACCATCGTCATGATGGGGTTGCCCTGGTCGTCCTTCGCGGTGTCGCCGGTCTCGCCGAAGACGAGCTTCTTCACGTCGCCGTTGGCGTCGGTGCGCTCCAGGACGGTGCCCTCGGGGGCGTACATCGCGAACGGGATGTAGTAGCCGGTCAGCTCGCTGGCGTTGGAGCTGAAGGCTTCCCAGCTGTCGATGCGGTTCAGGTTGCCCGTGAACTCGACGTCGGTCTTGGAGATGGAAGCCTTGAGGTAGCTGCCAAGCTTCGAGAACTTCACGTTCTTGGCGTCGTCGGCAAACCCGGCGTCGGCCCAGGTGGAGGCGTCGTAACCGGCGACGACACCAGGAAGCTCGGTGACGTTGCCGTCGGAGCTAACCTTGAAGTAGGCGAAGCGGGGGTCGAGCTCAAGGATGTCGGGGTCGACGTCGTCGGTCTCCTGCTCGTGGATGTTCTCGTCGGCAAGAATCTGAAGGATGGCAAGGACCTTCTTGGTCTTGTCGAAGCGAGGGTAGTCGAGGAAGGCGTCGAGCACGAAGTTGAAGGTTGATGGGTCGCCGGTGTTCGCCATGGTGAACGTGAAGTTCGACTGAATCTTCGCGTTCGGGATGGTGATGAGGGCGTCGAAGTCCTTGCCGGTGGACTGCTCGCGCCACAGGGTGTGGGCCTCGACGTAGAAGTTACCGGCGAAGTTCTCGGCGTCGATGGTAATCTGCTTCGCCTGCTGCTTCTTGTAGATGTAGGTGAAGACGCGCATCGTCTTGCCGACGTAGCCCTTGGCCTGGTCGCCGAAGTCGAGCACGAGGTCCTGACGGTCGCTGATGTGGTACACGCGGCGGTCGGGGTTGTTCTCGGGGTCGACGTAGGTCGGCTCGACGCCGCTGATGCCGTCGCCGTTGTCGCCGGAGGAGGCGAGGGTGCAGGGGACGGTCAGCGAACCGGCGTTGTCCAGGATGGTGCCGTAAATCGGGAAGTCGTCGCTGACGAAGATGTCCTCGGCCTGGTCGACGAGGGCGGTGTCGGCGTCAACCTTGACGGTGCCGCCCTTGAGGATGGGCAGGTCGAAGATGTGGGCGGCCGGGATGGCGTCGTCCACAGAGGCGTCCTTCACGTTGGTGAGGCCGGCGCCGGTAAGCACGGCGAGGCTCTCGGTGGTGAGGGTGGCGTCCTCGATGTTGAAGGTGAGCGTGCGCTCCAAACTTTGTGCTTTCTGTTCCACGCGGGGCGCTGGCCCGCGCGCGCGGCTTTACCCGCTGCTGCGCCTTCTTGTATACGCGCAGTTCAGACCATATCTTCTCCCCGCTTCTTGCAGGGGCCTCCCACTTCCGCCCCGCTTGGGGCGTACGAGCACGGCTCTGGTCGTTGGACCTTCCTAGCTTCTCTCGAACCTTCTGCGGTTGTTCTCCGCAGGCGTCACCTTCTGGAGGTTGCACAGCCGGTTGTCCGACGTGTCCCTGTTCAGGTGGTCTATCACATACCCGTCCATGTCGTAGTCGTTCGAGAACGTGCAGTAGACTAGGCGGTGTATGTAGTAGTGCAGGTTCCGTTCGCCCAGTGTCACCCTTGAGTACTTGAGGTTCCTGTCCCCGACCAACAGGCGTTGGGTCCTGTTGTTCCTCACCCTGCCCATGTCCGAGACGCTGTAAGTCTCGTTGAAGGCAACGGGCATCCACCTTTCCCCGGGGAGGTCGTCCAGATGGTAGCGCGTCTTTCGGCGCTGCTTCCCGGGGTTTGCGCGACGGTGGTTCATGGAGTTCTGCTTGGGGGTGGCCCACTCAAGGTTCTCGACGCGGTTGTTCAGCTTGTCCTCGTCTTTGTGGTGGACGTACGGAAGGTTCTCTGGGTTCGGGACGAAGTGCTCGGCAACGAGGCGGTGCGCGTACATCATCGTCGTCCCCTTCCCCGTGAGAGGGTTGGGTATCGACAGGCTGTACACGCGGTAGCCCACGTTGTCGACTTTCCCGGAAACCCAGCGCCCCTCTTCGAGCGGCAGCCTGTCCTTCCTCTTCCCGAGCGGCTTCAGGCTCATTAGCCTTCCGTCGTCGAAAATCAGGTAGTCGCCGTCGTACTTAAGGGGCCGATAGCTAGGCTTGGCTGCTGATTGCCCGACTGGTTCACAGTCCACTGGTGTGGCCTCCCGGTATTTTTTGTGTTCCATGATTAGCACACAATTGTAGCACCGAAAGTACCAACAGTCAACGTGAAGTTAGCCGGGGTTCCCAGCAATTCAGGAGGTTTATCTAGAAGGCCGGTTAGGCCTTCGGACGGCAAACGCGCGCCTTACCGTCCCAACCGATGAGTCGGGGGTTGCCGCGGCCGCCCTGGGCGTAGACCGTGTTGGCAGAACCCTCCAGGCTCGAGGTCTTGGCCGTGTCAATCATGAACACGGGCTGGTACTTCTTGTATTCCCGGTTGCCCACGACCATGTCGGTGCGGGCGAGGAACACAACGTCGGAAATCTCACGAATACCCCAACGCATGCGTTTGTCCTCCTTTTAAGGGTTAGACTGAAACCTATTCTTGTCGCGCGAAAAGAATAGACCGGCGGTTTTCCGCCGATATACATTGAGGACCCGAACGGGTCAGGTCCCTGTAACCGTATCGCAGGGGCCGTCTAGGCCGAGGTTGCCGCAAACGAGGTTTTGTCGGCGTCGTATGGGATTCGTCTGAACGTCTCGGTCCCTTCTCTCGCCTGCGCCTTTCGGAAAACGTTCCGCCTAAATTGTCTTTGCGCAAGCTTTTCCAGTAGCCGATACCCTCCGTCCACGACCCTCTCCTGGACTTCGGCCCCGTTGTCTTTTATCAAGCTTTATTCTTTGAAGGAGTCTTCCTTCAGCTCGCCGTACATGTTCTGCCCCCAGTGCTTCGGGGCCTCAAGCTTCGACACGTCCATCATGGGCGTCATCGTCAGCTGCTGGTACACGTCGTACTGGCTCTTCATCCAGTAGCGCTGGAAGGCGTCGTATATCTGGAACGGCGTGTAGCCGTACAGGGTGTTGACGTCTATGCCCGTGCCTATGGAAAGCGTCGAGGTGTACAGGGCGAAGACGGACGTCTTCTCCTCCTCGACCCTGGCGTTCTGCTCCTTGAGCTTCTCGCGCGCCTTCCGCAGCTTCTCCGCGACCCTCGCGGCGGCCTCGTTCACCGGGTTGAAGTCGTCGTCGTCCGAGCCTTTCGGTATGAACAGCTCCCTCAACACGGTCTGGAGCGCCGTCAGGTTGTGCTTGTGGATTCTCCCCGAGGCGTACTGCTGCCCCTCCAGCCGGAAGTCTATCGAGTTCTGCGAGAACTCGACCGAGAAGTCGGGGAGCACCAGCTGGAAGGTGGAGGAGAGCGTCTCGTTGACCTGCTCCTGCTGGGCGGCCATGACGGCGAACACCTGGAACCTGTCGTACTGCTTGAGTTCGGGGTTCGCCTTCACCGCGTCGTCCACTATGTCGTAGGCCTTCGTGAGTATCTGCACGCCTTGGAAGAACGTGTCCTCGCCGAACTGCGCTATCTGGCGCAGTGTCGGCTGGGTTACGAAAAGCCCGCACTCCGGGACGGGCACCTGCCCTCCGGACAGGTACAGGCCGACGTCGCCGGAGTACCTCACCTCGGGTCACGACCAGTCATCTGGACATCCGGCGGAAGCGAGTCGTCGCTGCCGTGTGTGGCCAGGTAGTGGAGCACGACCCCCGACAGGAACTCGTTCATCGTGAACGTCGCGGAGCCGGTGAACTGGAGCGTGCCTATACCTGAAAGCCTGGCCCCGTCGAGTATCCCGTCGACGTAACCGGCAATCTGGAAGGGTCTCAGCTTGTAGTCGTCCAGGACCCAGCAGTCGCTGTTGCACACGCAGTATATGTCTATGACCGCGTTGCGGTACTCCGGGTTGTTTGACGGCGTGAAGCTGTCGAACAGTATCATGAGGTACGCCTTGGCCTCGTCGTGCTCGGACAGGTTTATCTTGGGAACCGTTCGCACGTATCCCTGGTCCACCAGGTCTGAGAGGCGGTAACCGTCTATGTACTCCTGGTACTGGTACTTGTCGGACAGGCAGTCCTTCGTGTTTATCACCAGAAGGCGCTTGAGCGTGTCGCTGTACGGCTTGCTCTCTATGAAGAGCTTCCTCTGTATCGTTTCGAGGTCCTTCTCGCAGGACAGGAAGGTAGACTTGAAGTCCTTCGCGAGGCAGGACGCGCGCGTTATGCTCATCGTTCGTCACCCCCTACAGCGAGCGTATCGAGACGGGAAGCTCGACCGTCCCGTCGCCGCCGTCGGGGTCGAAGTAGACGGTGAACTCTCCGGACTTGCCCGTGAGCACCTCCACCTCGCAGCGCCTCTTGGACGCCTTGACGACGCGCGCCAGCTTAGACTCCACGTGGAAGGTACCGTCCACGTCGGTCGTGTACGTCTCCACGTCGTAGGGGCGTACCTCGGCCTTGCCGTGTATCGGGTTCGCTGTGGAGTCTATGGTCACGTCCAAATGGTAGCCGACGTTTCCGTTCCCGTACGAGACGCGGTACGTGCGCACGGCACCGGGATGGACCTTGACCTTGCATATCTTGCCGCCGGCCTCGACCGACTCAAGCTCGACGCGCGGGTTGCCGGTGACCGTCCACCGGTAGGACTCGTCGAAGAGCCTGGGTTCAATCTCGTAGCCGACGGTGCAGTCCCGTCCGACGGTCTTCAGGCCGACTATCTGCTGCCTGTCGTCGACCTTTATCACCTCGGGAAGCCCCATGGGGGTGTTCTCGAAGTACTCGTTCAGCTCAAGCTCGATGATGCCCGGGACGGAAATCTGGTCCACGACCTCGACCTCCCAGGTCCTGCCGTCTATGACGATGTGGTCGAACCTCTTGAAGAAGCCGTCCGTGTTCTCGTCCTTGGTTATGTAGACGGTGCTTGAGTAGTTCATCTCGTTGAACGATATGGACTGCTTTATGTACCACGGCGACGTGAGTTCCGTCGGTCCCTGGCAGTAAATCCAGTAGGTGTTCCCGTTCACGTCTATCGTGTAGCGGCACCTGATGGCCGTCGTCTTGTAGTAGGCGGTCTCCACGATGTCCTGAAGCAGGCACATCCAGTGGGTGTGGTTGTCCAGCACCTCGAACGTCGAGCCAGGTTCAAGCCCCGAGTCGTACTCGACCGAGAGCGTCCTGATATCGTAGTCCTGCTTGGTGTCGTCTGTGTTCAGGAGGCACTTCCACACGGACTTGTTCGGCACCTTGATACTCCTGGTGTCGTAGCTCCCCTCAAGCGCCGCGCGGAAGGAGCGGAGCTTGTTGAGCCTGATTCGGTCCAGCTGTGAGCCGCCGTTGTACTGGATTCTGGCCTGGAGCGTCCTCATCGACATAGCAGCCTCACCTCGTCGGCCAGGCTGCAACACTCGAAAACCGTGCGCCTGTAGGTTATGAAGTCCCCGGTCTTCTCGTAGGACTTGAGTCCCTCAAGCTTGCACACGAGCGAGAACATCTTGGGCTCGCCCAGAAGCCCGCCCATGCCGAGAAGCTCGACGATTATCGTCTCCAGCGGCTTCTTCCAGTCCCTCTTCTCCTCCGCGAGCGGGAGCAGCTTGAATATCTGCCCGCAGATGCGGGTGAGGCACTTGTCCACGGTCTCTGCCGGGACTTCGGCCCCGTGGTTGACGACCTCCACGCTACCACCATCCCCTGTCGCGCGGGTACGCGCTGTTGGAGCGGACGGTGTTCAGCTTGAACCTGTCGTCTGCCGGTTTCGACATGACGAACCCCATGGTCGAGACGTACCCGTCGGCGTTCTCGCCCTTCATGTGGCGGCAGTAGATGCGCTGCTGCTTGAAGGCGAGGTCCTGGTAGTGCTCCTTGAGCTTGGTCAGCTTGTCCATGTGGGACGCCTGGCTGGTGAACTTGAAGTCGGAGCCGCTGTACTTCTGGCGCACGTTGTCCACGCTCGCCAGCTGGAAGCCCAGCCACTCGACAATCATGTACAAGCGGATTATCGTCATCTCTTCGAGCGAGAGCCTGCATCTGAACGACTTGTTCTCCCTGTCGAGGTCGTAGATGTCCTTGTGGGGGAACTCGAAGTGCGGCAGCGCCGCCGTGAGAATCTCCTCAAGCATCTCCTCGGTGTCCTCGGGAGTAAGCTCCATGAACATGTCGTCGGTGATGCCCGACAGGAAGTAGTCGTACATCTCGCGGAAGGTCGTCGGTTTGGGCGGGGGAGGGGGAGCCGGAGGTTCCGGCGGGCACTTGCAGTCGACGTCGAGCGCCTCGAAGCCGTCGGAGTCTTCCGAGCCGTCGGAGCACGAGCAGTCGACGTCAAAGTCAACCATCGTCTGTTCTTCGTCCATACCACACACCCCCTCTCGCTACTTCCCGGCTGCCCTTCGAGAGGGTTGCTTCGTTTCGGCCTTGGCCGAGCTTGCGCGGCGTTTCTTCTGCGCGGGCTTCTTCTCTTCCGCGGCCTCCTCGACGGAAACCGACGAAAGCTCGTCGTCCACCTCGATTACCTTGTTCACGTCGACGCCTGTGGCCTTGTGGATAGCCTCACGCTTGTCCAGGTTGGGGACGCGAAGCTCCACAGCGCGGTCCTTGATAAGCCCCTTGATGCCGTCGGGGCCGTAGTCCAGGGCGTCCAGAAGAAGGTCCATGTCGTGCTTGGTCTCCGAGGTGAGCATCTTGTCGACGTCGGACACCGTGTAGGCGTACTCGGGAACGTCTTCCACGGCGGGAAGCCCGAACTCGTCTCGCAGGTCCTCGTCCTTGATGTAGAGCGAGCCTTTGAACAGGACACGGCAACCGCGCCGGTAGTTGGCGCTTCGAAGCTCGTCCACGCGGATGTTCTTCTCCTCGAAGGGTTCGAACTCCCTGCGGACGTTCTTCTCCGGGTTGGTGTACACGACGCGGTGGCCGGTCATGTTCCGCACGCACACGAGCTTGTCGTCGCTAAGCTCAGCCATTGTCTTTTCTCCTTTTATCTCCGTCGGGCGCTAGACGCGTCCAAAAGACTCCGTAAGGGGCCGTCCCGCCTTAGGCGGAGCGGGTCTCCTTGGTGAGGTCCGTGTTGCGGTAGCTGCAAATCCAGTGGTTGGTCCACAGGATGCCGACGCCGACCTTCTTGTACCACTGGATTTCCTGCGACCAGTCGTCGTTGTCGTTGCAGTTGCGCACGAGCATGTCGCCCTCAAGGACAATCTTGACGGGACGCTCGTCCTGGCCGCTCGGGATGAGGTAGGCCTGGGCGGGGTCGATGACCTTGAGCTGGTTGGTGTTGTCCACGAGGGACTGGGGCAGGATGACGACGTTGTGGCCCTTGTAGGTGGCCAGGTAGCCGTTGTTCCAGCGCTGGTCCTTCATGGCGCTCGAACGCCAGCCCTCGGCGGGCACCATCTTGGCCGCGAACTCCTGGGTGCAGTAGATGGTGGTGCGGCCGTAGGAGTCGGTGATGCCCAGGAGGTCGTCCATGGTGGTCTCGTCGAAACCGGCGACCTCGGCCTTGTTGACCTCGGGGAGCAGGGCGACGGCCTGCTCAAGCTGGGCGGCAATCTCCTTGTAGAGCCAGTCGTCGAAGCCCTCCATCACGATGTCAATCATGTCGGAGAACTGCCAGCGGCCGTCGAGGACCTCCTCGAAGGCAATCTTGGCGGCGGCACCGATGGCACCGGTCTTGACCTCAAGCTCCTGGCCGTCGAGGATGAAGGTCTCGTAACGACCGGCGAGGCCGACGCGGGTCACGAACGTCTTGGCGCGCTCGCGGGCGGCGTTCGAGATGCGCTGGCGGAAGATGACGCGGTCGCCCTGGGGCACCGAGCGGACCTCGGCGAACTGCTCGTAGGCGGCCAGGACGCGGGCGGGAAGCACCTCGTCGATGGACTCCTCGATGAGGCGGAACACGGTGTTCTGGTTCTCGCGCATGGAGCGGTAGTCGCCGCACAGCGAGTTAAGCTCGTTGCGCAGAGTCTCGTTGACCTGGGCGAGGGAGTAGTTCTCGGTGTCGCTCACGGAGTAGGCGACGGGCGCGCCCTTGGGAGCGTTGAGTGCGGCGCTGGCGAGCTGTCGAAGCTCAGAGTACTTGAGTGACATGTGGGCACGCTCCTTTCTAGGCGATGGCCTGAATCTTGACTGCGGGCTGGCCGTCGGGGAGCGTGTACTCCTTGACGACCTTGAAGGCGTGCTCACCGGTCGCGGCGTCGCCTGCGGCGAGCCAGCCGTCGTCGCCCACCTTGAGCTTGTCGCCGACGGTGTAGTCGCCTGGCTTCAGCGCGTTGGTGGTGAACAGGTCGCCCGCGTGGATGCCGATGACGCGGGGGTACATCTTGCCGTCGAAGTAGTCTTCGGCCTTCATGGCGAAGTCGCGGTGCATCTGGTGGCGCTCGTCGTAGAGCTTCTCCTCGTTGTACACCATGAACCACTCGCCGTCGCCGGTGAAGTTAACCTCGCCGTTGGCGTAGTCGTACTTGACGAACTGGCCGTTCTCAAGCACCTCGATGGCCTCGGCGGCAGGGAGCTGCGCGTAGACGCGGCCCTCGCGCTTGGCGCTGAGGATGTTCTCCTCGACAACCGCATAGCCGATGCGGTCGATGGTAACAGACATCTAACAACCTCCTATTTAAGGTATCGTGTTCTATCGCTTGCTGGTCGCGCGAAGGGCGCTCACAAGCCCGGAGACGTGGGTCCCCTCGTCTACCGAGAACGTGACGGCCGGTTTTGTCCCGTCGTCGCGGACGGTTTCCCCAAGAGAGAAGTCAACGTTCTTCTCGACATACAGGAGAGCAAGCTTGGCCTCGATTTCGGGCAGGGTGTACTTCTCCTTGTTCGCCACGACGTCGGCCTTGTCGGCGTCGTCGAGCATGAAGTACTTCGCGATTATCGCGTCCTTCTCCCTGTTCTCGGCGGCGAGCTTGAAGCTTCGAAGCTCAGAAAGCTCGGCCTGGGCGGCAGCGAGGCTCTCGTTGAGCCGCGATATCGTCTCGTTGGCCTGGACCAGGGCGTAGTCCTCGGCGGGGTCGTCCCCCTCCTCGTCGCCCTCGCCCTCTTCGGAAACGTCCTCGGAAGACGCGTCCTCGGAGGCGGCCTCTTCTGAGGCGTCGGCCTCAGGCTCGGCTTCAGGCTCGGACGCAAGCTCCTCGACGGGCTCGGCGGAAGGCTCCTCCACAGGCTCCTCGGAGACAGGCTCCTCGGCAGCTGCGGCGGCAGGCTCCCCGGCCTTGCCCTCCTCGCCATCGGCGGGAGCGGCAGGCTCCTCGTCCTCGTCGACGCCCTTCTTGATGTTGTCGGTCATTTTCAACCCTCCTTCTGCTGCTAGAACGCCTTTAAGGTCTTCCATCATGGAGAACAGGGTCCTGTTGAACCCCTCTCCAAGAGAGAAGTCTTTGGATGCCGTGACGGAGCTGCCCTCGAAGCAGGGCTCCACCCCGTCGCCCAAAACGCACAGCTTCGAGAAAGTGGCATCGTTAATAATGAAAAAATCCACGCCCAAATTCGAGTCATATGACCAGTGGCCGCTCAAGGTTTCGCCGTCAAGCTCCATGGAGTGCGGCTGGCCCTCGTCTATCACCTTCTGGATTTCCGGGTACTGCCCGGTCCACAGGTAGCCGTCGGTCATCATGTAGGTGCGCTCGACGGAGTTGCCGAACTCGTCGGTGTCCTCGAAGTTCTGGAACCACACGTCGGCGTCCGGGGCCACGAAGCCGTAGGGCACGGTCTTGCACGAGAAGGTTACCTCGCCGTTCTCGACGTGCATCACCTCGCCGTGGTCGCCGAAGTCGCCCTTGTCCTCGTACCACGCGGCGACAATCGGCGTGCCGCGCAGGGTCTTGGCCATCTTGAGCGCGGTGTCGCGGTCTATGTACGAGCCGTTGCGGTTGTGGCCCAGGTAAAACACCTTGACGTCGCACTTGGACATCAGCGGGTTCACGTCCACAGGCTCCAGGTTTATGAACTGCGGCCCGTCGATGGTCTCGACCGACCTGTTTCTCAGCGCCATTCGGCCTCCTTATTCGCTTTCGATGTTCGCAACCGTCTTGGACGACTTGTCCTCGTCGTCAAGCTCGGGCCTGCCGCCGGAAGACGCGCCGTCCGAGGAAATCGTCGACGACATCTGCGGCGGGACGAACAGCGAGTTCAGGTCGAGCCAGTCGTTCTCGAAGGCGGCGGTTGCGATTACCTCCGTCTGCGTGCGCCCGAGCGCGACCTGCGGCAGGAGCTTCGAGAAGCCGAGGCTCGTCTGCTCCTTGTAGGTCTGGGCCAGGTCCGCGTAGTTGTAGACGGTCGTCGGGAGTATCGAAGCCTTCATCCGCACGCCCCTCACCTTGTTGTCGTAGGGGGCCAGGAGGCGGTTCAGGAACGACTCGAACTGGAGCACGAGGTCGTACATCGTGGACTCGTCGTTCTTTATCGACTTTTCGAGCGCGACGCTTGAGTCGGTGTTGAACTGCGCCTGCGACACTCCTGCGTTGTTGTAGACTGTGCGCTCGACGCGCTCCAGCTGGTCCACGGAAGACGCGTTGCCGTTGTCGGAGAGGTCGGCCACCTCGGTGTCTGCGAACGTGGTGAGCACGTCCACGCCTATCGCGTCGGCGAGCATCTGGACGGCGTTGTTGTGCATGGCCTGGGACTCCGAGATGTCGAACACCAGGTCGTAGTTCTTGTCCAGCGGCATCTTCTGGATTACAATCTTGAGAATCTGCTGGGCCATCTTCTTCTTGTCGAGGTCCTGCGCGTCCTCAAGGTCGAGTATCGCGGGGATTACCGAGATGAACAGCGGCATGTCGGTGCCGGAGAGGTTGAACTTCACCGTCTTCTCGGGGTCCAGGAGCACCCATCCGAGGGTGTCGCCGGAGTAGTCCTTCTCAAGCGTGCCTTCCTTGTACTTGACGTACGCGCTCCTCACCTCGGGCGGGAACATGCCGACGACGCGCATCCTGTACGCGCCGTCCTTTATCTGGTCGTCGAAGTACTTCACGTTGAACTCGACCGCGGGCTGCCCGTTCAGCGAGTAGCGGCTTCGGCAGTAGTCCACGGGAAGCTCCTGCATCGACACGGTGTCGGTTCCGTCGAGCATGTACCCGTACCAGCAGCCGTTCTTGACAACCTTCAGGGCGACGTCTCCGAACGTCTTCTTGACGCGGCACCTCTCAAGGAACTCGCACGCGTCGTACCACACCGCCGTCGCCCGGTCCCTGTTGACGGACTTGCCCGGGCGGGCTATCGGCGTCACAACCCAGTCGTACCGGTAGAAGTACGCCATGTAGCGGCAAAGCCTTGAGTAGATGCCGCTCTTCTCGAAGAAGTGGTGCGACATGGCCCGCAGCGTCTTCAGGTCGTGGGTCTCTATGGCGCGGAACACGTCGGCCTGCCGGAACGGCCTGTGCGCGCGCGTCGAGTCGTCTATGACGGAGGCGACGTCGTTTCGGAGCTTCTTCGCGCCGACCCGAATCTGGTTGAAGTCGGTCGGCGCCCTCTTGCCGGTCTCGGCGTCGACGACGACGCCTGCGGACGCCCGGCGGTCTGTCCCGCGCCTTCGGTTCGCCATCTCTGCCTCCCTATCCGTATATCTTCTCTTCGAGGTAGTCGGCGTCTATGAGCCGCTCCTCGTAATAGGGTATGCACGCCAGGCGTATGCCGTTGCGCGCGCAGTACTCCCTCTTCTTCTGGTCGTTGTGCCTCTGGTGGCGCAGGTGCTCCACCCCGCCGAACTTGGCGACTGGCGTGTAGTGCTGCTCTCCCTGATACTCCAGAAGGCAGAGAAGCTCGCCCGCGTCGGAGAAGACGGCGAAGTCGAAGCGCAGCGCAAGCCCGCTGGACGCGACGAGGTCCGGGAACTCGTACTCCTCCTCGAAGCGCAGGCCCATCTCGGTCAGGACCTCGTGTATCCTGACCTCTCCGCGGCTGTCGAGCAAATCTGCCCCCTCTCGGCACAAAACGACGCTTACACTATTTATGTCAAAAAACTGGGGCGTTTTTAGACCTTTTTGCCCAAAAACGCCCCAAAAGGGGTAAAAATGTGGTGTTTTG